TACGGGGCCACATCCGTTGAATCCCGCGTTGATCCTTCCATTGCCGCTCAATTCTCCGAACCGACTCCGCGGCCAAACTATGAGAAGCGAAGTAAGGTAATACGCACCGCCCAAGCTAGTATCTAGCGAAGTATCAAAATCGACATTCTGCAAGATAACTAAAGATTGTAGGTATGATACCGACCGTATGTATTGAGAGGCCGAGAATCAGCTATAGCCGGAGCTTTTGCTGACCACCGATTCAACTGCCTTTCGTCCGCTGGTTCCGTTGTGGGACTGGCAAATCATTTCAAAGACGAAAGTGAGTTGTCTATGTGGCAGAAGATCAAGCAACTGCGGGAAGAGCGCGGCGAATTCCTTGCTAAGATGAAGGCGATCCTTGCGAAGTCGGATACGGAAAAGCGCGATCTGTCGGAAGCCGAGAATAAAGAATTTGACGATTACAATACAAAGGCCGAACAACGCAAGGTCCAGATTGGGCAATACGAGCGGACCCAGGAGCTTGAAACCGAACTGGCCAAGCAGGGCAAGGGTGAAACCCGTATCGGCCGTGATGACCTGAATACTCCCGAAAAAGCAGCGGAAGCGAAAAAGGCTGAGGCCCGCGCCGCGTTCGATAAATATCTGCGGTTCGGCAAAAACGAATTGGCGGACAATGAAACGCGCGCTTTGACCGTGACGGGTGCGGGCGTTGTCGGCGACCGGCCGTTTTATGACCAGCTTGTCTTGGGCATGAAATGGTATGCGGGCGTCCGGCAGTGCGGGGCAACCGTGCTACCGACTTCGGACGGCAATCCCTTCACCGTGCCCGGAATGAATGATACCTCGAATACGGGCATTCTGGTGGGTGAGGGGTCGGATAGTGAAAGTGAGAATGACCCGTCAACCAATACCATTACTTTGAATGCGTACAAGTTTGACTCGACGTGGATCAAGCTCAGCTTGGAATTGATCCAAGATGCGGCGTATCCGGTTGAGGCAACCATCCTTTCGATGGCCAGTGAGCGTATCGGCCGCGCGCTGAATACCTACACGACCACCGGCAACGGTAGCGGTCAGCCGGACGGTTTCCTTACCGCCGCGACTACGGGTATCACGAGCGAATACCACAACGCTATCCAGTATGAGGAAATCATCGACTTCATCCATAGTTTGGATGCGGCGTACCGCAATACTGGTAAGTGCTTCATCATGCTTCACGATACTACCTTGGCCGCAATTCGGAAACTCAAAAACCCACTCGGCCAGTACATCTGGAGCGCCGGTGAAACGGGTGCTCCGAGTGCGATCCTTGATTACAAGTATGTAGTCAATAACGACATGCCCCAACTGGCTACCGCTGGCGCCGGTGGCAACGTCATGGCGTTCGGCGACTTCTCGCGCTATTTCCTGCGTGACGTAACCGCACCGTGGATCGTCCGCGCTGACGAGCTTTTCATTTCCGATGGTTTGGTGGGCTACAAGGTGTTTTCGAGGCACGACGGCAACTTGGCCGACACCCGCGCGGTCAAGCTGCTTACCCTCGGCTCGAATTAAGGGCTTAGGTTTATATCGCCCCGGTCTTACTCCGGGCCGGGGCGGTATTTCACAATTCTCAAGCGAGGTCCACAATGGTCAACGTCCAAATTCTGCAAAACGTGGCGGGCGGCTCCGGCGTCAATTACCCCGCAGGCAGTATCATCAGCATTTCCCCTTCCGGTGCCGCCGACGCTATCGCGCGCGGTGCTGCAATCCCGGTCGGACCATCCCCGTCAGGTAGTCTTTATACGCTATACAGCAATGCGGGTTATATCCCGCTGACTCCGGACCCGTCAGGGTACATCGGTCCAAGCGGCCATATCTCCGGGCCGTCCGTGGGCCAAACTGGTTTCTATCAGAGTACCAGTCCATTCGGCACCCCGCTTTTCACGGTTGTATTCCCCGGACCGCGCGAAGCCGTGTTCGATGTTTTGAAGCTCCGATTACCGTTGTGGTGAACCATGAAAATCCGGCTGACCAAACCAGTGATAGGAGCATGGAAGGGTAAGCCGGGCGATGAGGTTGACCGGCCTGATAAAGAGGCGGGTCAGCTAGTCGCGGGCGGGTTCGCGGTATTGGTCAAGGCCCCGGTCAAGCTCGAAACGGCCACGCTCAAAACGGAATTGGAAACCGCAGACAAGGTGTGACATGGGATTGATCGCGCTTGAACCATCTTCAAACCCCGTATCGCTTGCCCAGGTCAAGCAGCACCTTCGGATCGTCAATGACATTGACATTGCCCCCAGCGGAAGTATTCCGGCATCCAGCAGCGATGATCCAACCCTAACAGTTTACCTTGAGGCCGCGCTTGAGTATGCCGAGACGCAAACCCGACAACAATTTTGCGAGCGCCAGTGGCAATTGACCCGCGTTGCGTTTCCGGGCCGCCATCGTCATTCCGACTATGCCTTTAATGACGGGGTTGCGGACTGGTTTCCGGTCCACAATCTCCACGATGATCGACGTGAAATCAAGCTGCCAAAACCCCCATTGATTTCCGTCCAGTCGGTTCAATACATCGACCCAAGCGGCAACAATCAAACCTTGTCGCCTACCGTCTATACGGTTGATAACACCGTGCGGCCCGGGCGGATCGTACTCAATCCGGGTCAGTGCTGGCCCACTACCGGCCACTACGCGAACGCGGTGACAATCGCTTTTACGGCGGGGTATTCCGACGCCGTTCCCATGATCCTTCAGGAACTAATCCAATTACTTGTCGGCCATTACTACGAAAATAGGGAAGGCGCAATCGACCGGACCATTTCGGTAGTACCGATGGCCGTTCAATCCATCATCAATCAGGAAATGTACCCCGAAATTGTAGGTTGAAATGGCAAGTGTGAAAGTCAATGTCGAATGTCGGTTGAGGTGGTACGCCAGATGGTTACTTATCGTCGCCGCGTTGCTGGCAAGGATCGCGCTTCGCATCCCTCACGGCTGGATCGTCGCGGTAACGAATAAATCGTGGTTGATGCGACTCGATAAGGGCAAGTGGCGACGGATCACGATCAACAACGCGGGAAGGATCGTGAATTAAATGCGTGCCGGTCGCATGCGAGATTTCATTGCACTGCTGGCGCCAGCCCCGACCGACGATCCACGCTTCGGGGAACAACCGGGCTGGACAACTTTTGCGAATGTATGGGCGAACGTAACGCCAACAAAGGGTGATGAGCCGGTGGTCAATCAAGGCGTCCAGACGGAAATAAGCTACACCGTTTTGATGCGGTACATGGCCGGGGTTGATAACACGTTCCGCATTACCTATCGCGGCCAGACACTTGAAATACTTAGTTGCGTAGACCCTGACGGTAGACGCCGACAACTGGCGATTGAAGCAAAGCAAAATGTGGGGGTTTCATAATGGCCGGTGGCGCTACATTGATGGGCGATAAGGAACTGGAAAAATTGTTCCAGACCCTTGGCGAACGGGTAGAGCGAAAGATTACCCGTCAAGCGGTCAATGTCGCGTTGACGCCATGTCTCAAGTCAGCCCGCGCCAAAGTGAAAAAGGAATCCGGTTTACTGGAAGAATCACTTGATAAGAAAATCAAAACCTATCCGGAGTCGATGACGGTGGTGGGGCTGGTTGGACCGAATACGGCGGTATCCGGGGAATATGAAGGCGAATTGCGGGTGCCATGGCGGTACGCCCATTTGGTTGAGGATGGCCACATTGATCGGGCTGGCAACTTTGTACCGCCTCAGCCATTCCTGCGGCCCGCGTTTGATGAGACTCAAGGCCAGATGCTTGACGTTATGGAAACCCGGCTCGGCAAGGGAATTGAGCGGGAGGCGGCCAAACGTGATTGACGTAGCTTTCCTGCAACTTCTTTCCAATGACGATGAAGTGGAAGCTATCGCCGATGGTCGGGTTTATTTTGATGTTCGGCCGCAGGATGAACGTCAGCCGTCGATAGTATTGAACCTAATTTCGGCGACACCAGGTATGACATTCCAAGGCCGGGGCGGTTATGTAAATGGACGTATGCAAGTGAATTGCTTAGCGCCGACGAAATCACTAGCTAAGTCATTAGCTCAAGCGGCACGCGATGCGCTTGATGGCTATGTAGGTACAACGGACGGAACTATGTTTAGTTATATCCTTACGCAAAACTTCCGAGATATACCAGTGGTAGTTCTGCCCGGTGCAGCGACTCCCGCTAGTTATGGCGTATCGGTTGATGCGCTGTTCATGGCAGCAGAATGAAAAGGATGGTGAGTTATGAGCGTAGGTGGCTATGGTACACAGATGGCGTATGGGAATGCACCTACGCCAAGCGGCACAACCTCGTGGACGAATTTCGCAAACGTGATTGACATTAAGAATGCGATGAAGATCGTCGCGAAAGACATTGATACATCGACGCTCACGTCGCCCGGCGAGTTTGAAACGTCCGCGCCGGGCTGGGCTAAGGGCGATAACGTCGAAATGAAAATCCAGTTCGACAAATCGCAAAATGCGACGGTTTATGGCCTATTCCGTCAGCCGCTTGGATACAAAATCACGTTCCCCGATGGGACTCAGCCGACCACCGGCTCACAGTGGCTATGGCCCGGCTACATCAACGGATTCGGAAACGAAGTGGACCGCGAAAATCTCGTTACCGCCGACATAACGGTCAAGGTCGCCGGTCAACCGGTGTTTATCCCCGCATCCTAAACCGCAGATATGGAGTGGATCATCATGCTTTCAAAAGAATTGATTCTAGGCGCATCCGACTTGCCGATTGAGGAAGTACAAGTACCCGAATGGGCTGGCGTTGTTTACGTCAAGACCCTCAAGGGTCGGGAGCGCGATGCCTTTGAACAGAGCATCATCGACGCCAAAAAGAAGGGCGGTACAAACCTTGTGAATGTCCGCGCACGCTTGGCTGTCCGCGTTCTTACTGACGATAAGGGCAACCGTGTCTTTACCGACGCGGATGCCGATGCGCTTGGCGAGAAATCCGGCAAGGCACTTGATCGCATTTTCGACGTTGCCCAACGGCTGAGCGGCATCGGCGCGAAAGAGGTTGCAGAGCTTGAAAAAAACTGATTGCCCGGCCTGAGCGGCAGTTCTATCTCCGACTGGCCGCTCGGCTGGGCATGACCGTGCGGGAATTGTTGGAACGCATCGACGCGCTGGAATTATCCGAGTGGCAAGCGTTCTACAACCTCAATCCATGGGGACAAGAGCGCGACGATCTGAGGGCGGGAATCATCGCAAGTACGGTAGCGAATTGCATGACGGATAAGAGCAACTGGAAGCCGTCCGATTTCATGCCGAAGTTTGGACCGCCCGAACCTGAGCCCGAGCCGCAGACGGCGGAACAAATGAAGCAAATTTGCATCCGGATGAACGCGATGATGGGCGGAAAGTTTATGTGAGGATCGTGTGCCGACAATTGCATCACTCAACGTCATGCTTACTGCGTCAATCGGCGGATTCTCCGCGACGATGAAAACCGCCGCGTCAGGGCTGAAGTCTGTCGGCAATGTGGTATCCGAAGTCAGCAGCAAAATCTTTTCATTGACCGGCGTCCTAACGGGGGTGGCATCGGCCGGGGCGCTTGTATTGCTGGTCAAAGGGTCGATGGAATCCATTGCCGCGACGGGTCGGTTATCCGACCGGCTCGGCATCGCAACCGAAAAACTAGGCGGATTGCAGTACGCGGCCAAGCTGGCGGGCGTCGAAAATGAAACCCTCACCGGTGGCCTTGAAAAGATGCTAAAAAATCTCGGCGAGGCGGCTGAGAAGAGCGGCCCGGTTGCCGCTGCTCTAGCGTCAATTGGTTTGAACGCGAAACAACTAGCGTCCATGGCCCCCGATGAAGCATTTGAGAAAATCGCGGACGGTTTGAAGTCAATAACGAATCCGGCAGAGCGCGCAGCAACCACCGTAGCGATCTTTGGCAAGTCGGGCCAAGAGTTGCTCCCCATGATGATGCAGGGATCGGAAGGCATCAAAGCCGCAGCCGCCGAAGCTGCAAAACTTGGCGTAACATTCAACCGCGTAGATGCCGCCAAGGTAGAGCTTGCGAATCAATCCATTATCAAATTGCAAAGCGTTTTGACCGGGGTAATGAACACACTGGCAATTCAGCTTTCCCCGTTCATTACCGCCGTCGCCAACAAATTCGTTGGATTTGCAACGTCCGGACGCGGAGCAACGGGGATGATCGTTAGCGGATTCGGTGCGGTGTTGAATGCTATCGCATACGTCGCGGATTATCTCTCCATCGTAGAGGCTGGCTGGCAAATGCTTCGCAGTGGCGCCAGCTTCGCGCTGGGTGGAATCGTCGATGCCATCGGGTATGTGCTGGATGCCCTCGATTGGCTATTGAAGAAATTGCATATTACGCAGACGGGCATGGGTCAGGCCGCGCACGATCTTGCAAAGGGATTTTACGATACCGGGAAAGAGGCGTTTCACAAGGCGGGTCAGGATTGGAGCGATTTTGC